TATTAATCTTTATTAATCTTATCCATTCATACTTACTGCAGTTGTATCACTCTTAGTTACTCTAGCGTACCAGTAATTAGAATCAGATACAAAGTCTATCCATTCACCTCCTAAAGAAGAAGCTTCTATTGTAACATTATCAGCACCAATATTATCAGCACCCAAACTACCTCCGGTGAACGTTCCGTCAGCGGCTAATGTGCCGTCATTAACACTCATTCCGGCCGAGACAACAACGGCTGTATTACCCACGCCACCGTCAGTGTTTTGAGTCAGTATAAAGCTGGACTCAGAAGTATAAGATGCAGGAGTGAGTGTCATCTTCAACGCACCGTCAGCTCGGGCTGCTTCTAGTGCAATATGCAGTGCTTGCGTAGCTTTCGCAGCTGTATCGGCCCCTACGGTACCAAAAGTCCATGCATAAGTAGAAACTTTCGTTGGAGCTTGGTTATAGTTGGCACCTGAATTCGTAGTGAATGTTATTGTTTGCCCATCTGCAGCATTAATCACAGAAAATACTGTTCCGTTTTCATCCTCTAGAGCAGCGGTGCCTTCTATTTTGGCGGTGGCTGCACTATTTGTTCCACCAACTGCATGTGTTACTATAGTATCATTTCCCCCAGCACTAGTAATAACTGCATCACCAGTTCCTGAAGGTGACTTTGTATTAATAAACTGAAAGTTCAATCCTAACTGTGGTGCTGGTAATGTAATAGCTATGTCTGTACTCCCTGTTATAGCTAAAAATATTGTCTCACCTGACATGTGTGGTTTTAAAACTATGTCTTCGTTAATTATAGATCTTGTGAAAGGCACATTACTACCTCTCTCTATAACGTTTAAATCTTTATAAATTCCCATTGTATTTTATTCTTTTAAATTAATATCTCCCAAGAAGGCATAACTTTCCCCCTTATGGTTTATTTTTCAAGTTTGGATTTCACTCTAGCAGTTCTCCCATTTTACTCTGGGGACCCAAGGATACTAAAACTGGTGTTACTTCACCGCACTTACCTGTGTGCTTATTGTACCCTAACTATAGCTTATACACTACTCTTTCGCAACTACCGGAGAAAACTCTATCTCTATTTAAGACTACAATCCGATGTCTTTTCCCTTTTTTGGTTACCGAGGGATGAATATTGTTGCGGTGCAAAGATAAAACAAAATAATTGACATAAAAAAATAAATTGGGAAAAAAATTTTTTAGGGGTTTTTGTGAGAGTGAGAAGGTATTTGGAAAGTCACCCTACCTACTTCTTTCATCTCAACCACCCCCGGGTGTGATATTTGAGATGTTTAATAAATTTATTAATTAATACCTACACAACAATGGACAGAGAAACAACAACAATCGATGAGAACCTAGACACTACACCAGCAGTACTGATAGATGAGTCATCACTACACGAGAGATTTCCAGAAGGAGAACTACTCAATTTAAAAGAGTTCACAGACTTTAGCAACGTTGGCAAACGCAGGCCTCTTTACAATGAAGACGGTAAACGTAAGCTTGATGCTGATGATAAACCAATGTTCGAAGATGTCTACCGTTATGGTGTCTATGATACTGATGGTAAGACAGTCATTGGCTACTTCACTCACACAGCTAGTGACATCTCTTGGAGTTACATTAGAGTTAAGACTAACCACTTCACTAATGAACAAGGAGTTCAGTACCTTTACTTTGAAGTCTTAAACAAACTTAACAGCATTAATGATGTTGTTTCCTTCGTTAAAGGTAAGGATTTACTCAAAGAATTAACTGAAACATTCTAAACTAACAGCAACTTGCGACTTAACAGTCGTGAGTTGTTTTATATACAACACATAACATGTCACTTCACTCTGTGCTTGTGTGTTCCACATCACATTCACCACTTTTCCCCACTTTGTGACACTAACTCAATTTATAAACATTAAATACTATAACACTATGGAAACATTAATAGGAGCATCAATACTTCTTGTATTAATAGTTGTGTACATAGTTCAACAGGACAATAAAGAAGTTATTATACCTAAAGAACTAACACCTTTTAAAACTAAACTTGCAGCACATCCTTGTTACGATAGAGTACCAACATGTGATAGAAAGATAGACAATAGATGTGGTGACGCTAGTACATATCAACTATGGTTGATACATGTAATAAATAGCCACTTTAATAGAACTGCTGTTGAGAAATGATTACTTATTAAGCTTTAGGCTAACAGTAACGGCAGCAATTCTATTAAATATTTTAATAACAGGCGTAACAATAAGCCCAAAGGTTAGTGATAACCATCTAGATTTGGTGTCGAATTGAGTAGTTTTTATGGGGTAAAACCGCGATAATTATATAAACCGCTGCTTATCCTGTTATTATTAACCTAAACATTAACCAAACAAATAAAGAGATGACTGATACAGATATACAAAGACGTACAAAAGAGTTTTATGCTGAAATATTAGAAGAAAGTCAATGTAAAAAGACATTAAGCACAATAAAAGAATGTGAAGAATGGATTAGATATTTAATAGAAACTGGTCAGCACAAACATAATAACGAGTCATTAACTAATCTATTAACTGAGTTAACTAGAATACCTTTGACTAAGAATCACCCATTAAATAAATATAAATAAACAAAGAGAAGATATGAAGAAACTAATAACTATAGTAGTATTACTATTCACATTACAATCATGTGGAACGTGGAAATGGGTTGAACCAATGCCACCAAATGCTGCTAATAATCACAGATTTAATAACATTACATGTAAATAATATGATTAAAATAACTATAATAGGGATATTAATGTATTTCATTGGTATCATAACAGGTATAATATTCATGCAATACCTATATAAAAAAGAAACTAAACCAGGTTGTAATTGTAAGGATCAATATCATGATGATGATCCTGAACATCTATTAGAACCATAAATATTAAAAAATGAAAGAAAAGATAAAAGCAAACTTTAGTGAAGAATATGGTCCATCGATTGTAATATGCATTATAGCTTTAATAATAACTATAATAGTATTAAGCTAATGAAACGAGACGATCAATATAAATCAGCAATGTTACTATCAACAATAGGGTGGGGAGGGATTGCAGTCTCCATCATATTTATTTTATTAACAAATTAAACAATAAAGGTTGGGGTAAGATTAAATATACCTCAACCTTTTGTTTATATAAATAACAAGTATTATGACAAAAGAGACGAAGTATTTTATAGAACAAGTTAAACTAGCTAAGAAATTAGAAGAGAAATATAAACAGAACATAAAAGAGTTTGATGATTACTTTAAAGACAGTGGTAAAATAGAGCAATCTAGTATTATAGGGCCATTTAAAAATGATCCTATTAGAAAGAAACACGGATTATTCTTAAATCCTGATTATGTCCAAAGAGCTAAACGTAGATCAGAGTTTGAAGAATACCTTAAAACACTTGAGATAGATTTAAATGACTATAAAGAAGAAAACGAAGAATATTGGTAAAATAGATAAGTGTGTGGTAACTAACGACAAGTTACCATACATACATCATAACATTAAAAAGAATAAAATGAAATGAAAATTAAATTAAAAGGTAGAATTATATCTACTAAGAAAGGAACAAAGAGTAGAATTAGAAGAATTATAAAAGTTTGTGAGAAAATAAAAATATATCAAACAGACATTAAAGCACAAATGACTAATTTTGTTATAACAATGTTAACTAATAAATTAAAATGTAAATCAAATAGTATTAAAACTAAATAAAATGATAAAAGATATTAATAACAATAAATATAAACCTGTGTTAATAAGGAGTTATAATATTGAAATTAGGAAAGTACGATATAAATTTCAAGGATATGGTGTATTTGCTACTGATGAAATACCTAAAGATACAATAATTGAGGAATGTGTGGTAACTAAAGACCATATATCATATATAAATAATGCTTTACCTAATTATAAATTTTATGGAGAAAAAGGTGATGTTATAATATTAGGAATTGCATGTATAATAAATCATAACAAAGATTTTAATTGTTCTGTAAATCAAGATTTAGAATATGAAAGAGTAGTAAAAATAGTAGCAACAAGAACAATAGCTAAAGATGAAGAATTATATATTAGCTATGGTACTTATTATGACGAGAATGGAGTTAGAAATAAAGAATAAATAAAATAAAAAGGTTGGTAGTATTCCTACGAAACTACTGTGAATCTCATTAAAAACAATTAAACACATGAGTACAAACATTATCAAGTCAGGTTCATTAGATACTTTGAAGACTGGCGAAACATTATTAGTTCAAGCAAGAAAGACTAATGGAGAGAGTAACAAAGTCCAATTAGAATGGGCGGAGAAAATTGCAGCTACAACTGTAGGACGTAGAAAAATGCGAGCAATTCAATTATTAAATTCTAGTGATCCTAGTTTCAGTTCAGGAGCACAAAGATCATGGACAGCAGTAACAGTTGCAGATGCTAAGAAATTTTTAGGTATAAATTTATCAGATGCAAATGATGCATGGTATTTATCTGAATCTAGAGCAGGAGAACAAGTAGAAGTTATGGATTTAGATATATTAAATCCTTGCACAGTTGATTCAGACAAAGCTTTATCATTTAAGATGGAGATTTGGGAGACTGTTGAGCCAACTGAGTGGCAGAAACTTAATGCTGAGACTGCTTGTAAAAGAGCAGGTAAAAATGGAGATACTATTACTCATGAAGGTCAATTAATATTCAGAAATACTGATATGATTATAGTTGATCCTAATGATGATAGTACAAAAGCAGAACATATATTTCTTGTACCTGATGCTAGAAATGTAGAATTAGCTGACTTGGAAGGAGATACATTAGATTTCGAAGAAGTTAGTATGTTAGATGCAGAAGTAGTAGAAGGATAATATTAAATAAAAGTATAAAGGAATTAAGTATATTTAGAGACGTGTAGGTTGATATTTATATTTAATTTCTTTATATTTGTTAAAATAATTGAATTATGATACACTTTATAGGGCCGGACAGCATTTTACCAAGTTGTAAGATGTCAACAATAGAAGAAGTAAAAGAGTATTGTCAGAGTAAAACAGTACTAGGAGTGGATACAGAAACAGAAGGATTTGATTTTACTTGTAAGAAAATGATTATGTTTCAAATTGGAGATGAAGACAATCAATTTATAATAGATACAAGACATATAAATATAGAACCATTAAGAGATATACTAGAGAACCGTGATATTACTAAAATATTTCATAATGCTAAATTTGATTATAAATTTATTAAAAAATGGGCCAATATAGAATGTGAAGGAATATATGATACATTTCTAGTAGAATTAGTAAATAATTGCGGTAAAAAAATAGGATTTGGATTAAAAGACTTAGTTAAAAGAGAATTTAATATAGAATTAGACAAAGAAATAAGAAATAAGTTTATTAGATTAGAAGGAGCACCATATACAGAGAGTCAAATAGTTTATGGAGCTAAAGATGTAGAGTATTTATGTAAATTAAGAGAAATACAAATACCTAAAACTAAAGCTAATAAATTAGAAAGAGTGGTAGAGCTTGAAAATGAAGCAGTTCTTGCATTTGCAGACATAGAATATAATGGTTTAAGTTTAGATACAGAAGAATGGAAGAAAATAGAAAAAAGAAATATAATACAAGCTGATATTTTATTAATAAACTTAGATAATACATTAACAGAAGACGGGAGATTAAAGAGATTCGTAGCTAAATATATACAAGCAGATTTATTTGAAGATGTACAAAACTTAAGAAAAGTTAATGTTAAATGGACATCACCTAAACAAGTATTAGAAGTATTTAAAACTCTTATACCTAAGTTAGAGAATGTAAATGGTAAAGAAATGTATAAATATAGATATAAATTCCCACTTATAGATACATATGTACAATATAAAGAAGCTATGAAATTATGTACATCATATGGAGAGGCTTTCTTTAAAAATTTAAAATCTGATAATAAGATTCATACGAATTTTCATCAGATACTTGATACCGGTCGTGTTAGTAGCAGTAAACCTAATATGCAACAGATACCAGCAGATAATACATATAGAAATTGTTTTGTTGCGGATAAAGGTTGGAAATTTGTAAGTGCAGATTATTCATCTCAAGAATTAAATGTAATTGCCTTTGGGTCTAAAGATCCTGTGTGGTTGGAAGCTTTGGAAGAAGGTCAAGATTTACATTCTACCTGTGCAGAATTAGTTTACGGTAACGAGTGGTTAACCTGTGGAGAAGATAATTGCGCTTACCTTAAGAAAAAGGAGAAGTGCAATTGTCCTTCACATAAAAAACTTAGAACTAATGTTAAAACAATTAATTTTGGACTGGCTTATGGTATGGGTCCTAATAAGCTTGCTGATACCCTTAATATTACTATTGACAATGCTAAAATACTTATTAATAAGTACTTTAAGACTTTTCCTGCTATTAAAGGATTTCTTGAAAAACTAGGAAACTTTGGGAAGACTCGTGGATTTATCACAACATTTCCTCCTTATAGAAGGCGTAGATGGTTTACTAATTGGTACCCAAGAATATGGGACAATAAACTAGCATCTATGGAACTTGGTACTATTGAGAGAGCATCTAAAAACACACCTATACAAGGAGCTAGCGCAGATATGACTAAACGTGCTTTAGTATTAATGCGTAATCACATAAATGGAAGCAATGCGCCTGTAAAGTTAGTAATGACTGTACATGATCAAATAGATACTATATGTAAAGTTGAATATTTAAATGAATGGACTGTGATTATGAAAAAAATCATGGAAGATGCAGCATTAGAAATAGTAACCAATGGCTTATTAAAGGCTGAAGTTACAGTTAGTAATTGTTGGGAAAAATAAATATAAATTAAAATAAAATAAAAATGATTAGACAAACACAGGTTGACTCCTTTAACAAGTTAAATAATCTAGACGGTAAAAGAAAAATAGTTTATGATGTTATTACAAATTTAAATATGTCTACTAATAGAATGATAGCTAAAGAATTAGGATGGGATATAAATAGAGTAACAGGTAGAGTAACAGAACTAGTAAATTTAGGGTTAGTTACTTCAGATGGTACTTATTATGATGAAGATACTAAAAGAACTGTGACATTATGGAAAGCTTTGTATTAAATAAAGAAAAGAATAAACAGCAAAGAAAAGCATTAAATGCTTGGGCTCTTAACAATTGTTATGGTAGTATTATTGCTGGAACTGGGTTTGGTAAATCTAGATGTGGTGTTCTTGCATGTAAATATGTATTAGAGAGTACAACAGATACTAGAGCCCTTATTTTAGTTCCCACAATACAATTACGAGAACAATTTGCTGATGAATTTCACAAATGGGAGTGTAGTGAGTATTTAGATAGAATAGATATTCTTTGTTATCAAAGTGCTTATAAATTACACAAGCAACAATATGAACTAGTGGTATGTGATGAAGTACATTTAGGATTAAGTAAAGAGTATAGAAAGTTTTTTATAAATAATAATTATAATCGATTACTTACAATGACTGCTACAATGCCTGAAGATATACTATATAAATTAGAGCTATTAAAAATGGCCCCTAAAGTGTATGAAATAACCTTGGACCAGTGTGTGGCCATGGGTTTAGTGTCTCCTTATGAAATCTACTGTCTTCCTCTTGAATTAACATTAGGAGAAAGATTAGAATATGATGCTATTCATAAAGAATTTGTAGAACATAAGGTAGCACTAGGTCCGGATGCTTTTAATATAGCTAAAGTATTTATTAAAAGTAAACAGGCAACATCAGAAGAGAAATATCATGCAGCTGGTTTTTATAAAACAATAAGAGAAAGAAAGAGTATAGTAGACCAAGCACAAGCAAAAATAACTAGTTTTAAAGAGCTAGTTAATAATAACTTAGATAAGAGAATAATTACATTTGGAGGGTTAAATGAATTTACAGATAAATTAGCTAAAAGTGTTGAGCCTTTAGCTGAAGTATATCATAGTAAACGTACACTTAAAAAGAGAAGAGAAGCTTTGAGAAGATTTAAAGAAGGAGAAGTAAATATATTATGTTCAACAAAAGCATTAAATCAAGGATTTGATATACCTAATGCTAATGTAGGGATAATATGTGGATTAACTTCAAAAGCTTTGTCAATGATCCAACGAATAGGAAGACTAATTAGATTCGAAGAGGGTAAGGTAGGTAAGATATATATACTATATATTAAAGATTCTCAAGAAGAAAAATGGTTAAGAAATTCAGTGCGTGATTTGAGTGGAGTTAAATGGCTATAAAAATTAATTAAATAAAAAGTTATATTATGATAAAAATTAGTATATTTGCATTAATGTTCCGTTCGCTTATAAAGACTTTATATATATTATGAGATTAGAAATAGATTTCGAAGTACTTAAATTAACAAAAATGAGTGCTGACGACTATCTTTACTTATACATAGTATATAGAAAAGGATTTAATTATTTGAACATCCTCAATTTAAAACCAAATTTGAGTAAATTGAAAGAAAATGGATACATCGAGATAGGTGAAACTCCTGAAAACCATAGAGTTACTCAAGACTTTATCGATCTCTTTGTATCCAATTTTGATCAAATGTTTACAGATTTAGTTGCTAAATACCCTTGGAAAGTATCATCTCCGGGTAGAGGAGTAAGAGTATTGCATGCCGTGGATCCCAAGGCAAAATCAAACAATAAAGCTAGAAGTAGGTATAAGAAAATTGTGGATAATAAACCAATATTGCATAAACATATTATGCAATGCCTAGATAGACAACTTCTAGTAAATAAAGATAATCTCGGATTTTTACAAAATTTAGAGGTTTGGATTAATAACTATACTTGGGAAAAGTATGAAAACTTAAACGATTATGCAACAGAAAACGAACAAAAACCAAGAATCACAAGATCCCTTTAAAAAGAGAGGCTTTAAAAGTATAAATAAAGCTATATCAGCATCGTTACACCAAGTAGTAAATGGTATGACGGGTAAAAGACTTGTATTCCCAACAAAATGGCCTAGATTAAATAAGAATTTACTAGGAGGACTACAACCAGGTAAGATGTATGTAATTGCAGGTAGACCAGGTGTAGGGAAATCAGCATTTAGTAATCAATTAATATTTGATTTGCTAGATGCAAATGATAAAAGTAACTTATTAGTTTTATATTGGAGCTTTGAAATGCCTGGGTATCAACAAATACTTAGAGCAGGAGCTAAAGGTTCCGGTAAACAAGTAGGAGAGTTATTATCAGTTACAGATAGATTAGATAATGATGCATATAATTATTTTAAAAGAGAAGTTATGAAATATGCTCATTACCCAATTCATTTTAATAATGTTCCTAGAGATATGGAGTTTATTAAAGAGTCTAATACTGAGATAACACAAAAATATCCAGATAGAACAATAGTTAATATATTTGATCACTCTAGACTTATATTAAGTGATAAAGATAAAGAATTATTAAAACTAAATGAAGTTAGTAAAGGATGTATGTGGATGCAATCAACAATGGGCTGTATTAATATACTTATATCTCAGTTAAATAGAAATATAGAACAAGAACATAGGGCTAAAGCACAATATCAACCTTTATTAACAGATTTATTTGGAGGAGATAGTATTGGGCAAGATGCACATGTCGTAATGATGTTACAAAGGCCTAATGATTTATATGGTATAACGGATACATATTGTCAAGAAGATCCTGTAGGATTATTAGCATGTCATGTAGAAAAAAATAGAGATGGCTTATTAGGTATGATACCTTATGAAGCTGAAATGTCAACATTTACAATTAAAGAAAGAAAATAATGAAATACGGAAATTATAAAACTAAAAAAAATTTAGCCAAATATATAATTGGTGAATTAACTAGAACGATTAACATCATGGGAGACTCAAATGGACTACAATCAGAGAATTCAATGTTTAAAGCGCCTAGAGCTAGAAAGAAAGACTTGAAAGCTAAAAGAAAAGAGATAATGTTAAAATATAATATAACTCATAAAGATTTAGTATAATGGGAAAACAAAATGATAAATTAATTAAAAATTTAAGAGAATATGACGAAAAAAAGAAAGCTAAACAGCACAAATCCAAAGTACATGGACAAAAGCAAAGAAAAAAAACCAATAATACTTAAGAAAATACCATTAACAGGAAAAGCTCCTGGACATGGTGTATTTTACGCAGATGATAAATAATATGGAACTACCAAAAACAAAGGTAAAGGCTAGCCGTAAATCGCCTAAAAACATGATAATATATGGGGCTCCTAAAATTGGGAAAACTACAGCATTATCACAACTAGACAATTGTTTAATTATTGATTTAGAATCAGGTTCAGATATGGTTGATGCTTTAAAGGTTAAAGTAAATAACTTAAAAGAATTAGCTGATGTAGGTAGAGAGATACTTAAACAAAATAAACCATATAAATATGTTGCTATTGATACTATTTCAAAATTAGAAGAATGGTGTGAAGAGGAAGGTAAACAAATTTATATGAAAACTCCTATGGGTAAAAACTTTGAGCAAAAGAATCCTGGGATGTCAATTTTATCATTACCTAATGGAGCTGGTTATTTATATTTAAGACTAGCTTATAAGAAATGGATAGACAGATTAAATATGTTAGCAGATCACATAATTTTAGTTGCCCACCTTAAAGATAAAATGCTTGAAAAGAAAGGTAAAGAGGTTGCTGTTAAAGATCTTGATCTAACTGGTAAAATTAAACAAATTACATGTACTAATTCAGATGCTATTGGTTATATATATAGAGATGGAGAAGACACTATGATCTCCTTTAACTCTTTAGATGATATAGCTGCTGGTACTAGATGTGATCATTTAAAAGGAGCAACCATGCCTTTAACTTGGGATAAAATATTTATAGATTAATTAAACAAAACTAACTAAAATGAGAGAAAATGTAACACCAGGAGAAACGCCTGAAAAAATTACTGTTTCTATGATCGATCAAGATCTTAAAGACGGTATTAGTAAGCCAGAAATGGCAATTAAATATGGTATTAAACCATGGGAAGTAGATGAGATGTTTAAACATCCACTTCTTAAAGGTAGAAGACCTAGTAGAAAGAAAGCCTTATCTTTTACCTTTGTAGATGATACTGATACGCCTGAAATTACAGGCATACCACAAGGAGATACTATGTCAGATACAGACGATGAAGATTTTGTAAATCCTAATCAAATAACATTAGAAGAAGCTATAGACGATGCTATTGAAACAGTTGAAGAAGCTAAAGATCAAATGCAACAAACTCAAGAAGCTATTGTAGATATGTTAAGTCCTACAGAGTTTCATACTAATGAAGATTTGGTAGAACAATTAACAGAAATAGTTAAAGAAGAAGAAGAATTAGAAGTGAATGATGATACATTCGAATTATAAATTAATAACAATTAAAAATCAATAAAAATGGCAATACAAAGTAACCCAAGTGATGTAGCAGATGCAGGAATTGAATTATGGTCTGGAATCACAAACATGAATATTTTAGCAGTTAACCCTACATTAGCAGAATTAAATGCTATGGATATAAATGCTAAGTCAGAACCTAATTACACTGTAGAATTTAGTGGACAAGCATATAATAAGATTGTATTCTGGTTAGGAAATGATGATGCAAAAGTTAAAGCAGAAATTTTAATGGCTCCTGAACTTAGAACATCTAAAACAGGTAAAAACCAATGGATTAATAAATTTGGTGTTAACTGCTGGTCTGAAGAAGCTCCAACTTATGAATGGTTTAAAGAAGATGGCCAACATAAAGCTTATATAGGAGAAGAAACACTTATTAAATTTATGATTGCATGGGCAAATGTTCTTAAAGGTGGAGAAGTAACATTAGACACTATGGAACAAATAGTACAAGGAAATGTATCAGAACTTCAAGCTTATGTAAAAGCGTTAACTAATAACCAAATTAAAGTTTTAGTAGGAGTTAAAGACGGTAAATATCAAACTGTTTATAGTAAATATTTTGGTAAAACAAGTGTAAACCGTACTGATTTCTTTGTAAATGAATTAAATAAAGAATTTGGTAGCTTTAATGCAGATTTTAATGCTGATCTTGAATGGGGAACACATAAACCTACAGCATCATTAGTTACTCCAGATAGTAATGATGATGGAGATTGGGAATTTCCAGATGCTCCTCAAAATGGGGCTAAAAAGACTGAAGAAGTCCCTTTCTAATGAGTATAGACTGCAGAAGCAGTGATGATAGATTACACACGAGTGTCATACTTAGTAAAATTACTGAGTATGACATTTTTGTGTACTATTGTCCAAACTTTAAAAAATTAGGTAAAAAATTTCTTAGTGATTTACGTCAAGATAAATCTCCTACTGTATCTATTATACCTTATAATGGGAGATTGTTATATAAAGACTTTGGCAGTTCTGATCATACTTTTGATTGTTTTAATTATGTTAAATATAAATATAATTGTCAATTTGTAGACGCTTTACGAATAATAGATAATGATTTTAATTTAAATTTAAGTCCTAAAACTGATAGTATTAAATTTACTATGGGGGTAATGGGATATAGACAATCGACTCCTAAATTTAGTAAGCCTCCAGTAATAATTAGAAAAAAACGTCGGCTTTGGAATAAAAAAGATGCGAAATTTTGGACAAAATATTTGGTCACTAAGTCAATTTTGTCTATGTTTGCTGTCGAACCAATAAGTCATTTTTGGATTAACGAAACTAGATTTGATTGTAGATCAGTTAGTTACGCCTTTAAATTTAAAAATCGATATAAAATCTATTCTCCTTACGAAGATAAAAATAAGTGGTTAAGTAACACAACAAAGTCGGATATACAAGGCTTTACACAACTCCCTGATACTGGGGAAAGACTTATAATTACTTCCTCTCTCAAAGATATTATGTGTTTATATGCAGCAGGATATACCGCTGTCGCTATGCAAAGTGAAATGCAAATACCTGATGAGAAATTAATAAGTGAGCTAAAAGAAAGATTTACTACAATAGAAATTTTATATGATAATGATTTTGATAAGGAAACTAATCCTGGTCAAACTATGGCTAAGAAAATTTGTGACTTATATGGATTCAATAACATTTGCATACCCGATGAATTTAAATCAAAAGATCCATCAGATTTAGTTCATAAGGTAGGTAATTTTAATGAACTTAAAAATATATTAAATGAACAGAGATGAAATCATCGAAAAACTAAGGACACGTAAAGGATTCTTAAAAAAAGGAGCACAATGGTTAGCAGATAAATGGGAAGTAGATATAGCTATTATTAAAGATTGTAAGAAACTTGTAACTTCTGAAGAATGGGTACAAGAAAGAATGAATAATGATAATGGACATGAATTAAGTGAAAGTCAAGCATTTTCAAAACATTTATTAGATAATGGATTAACTATGGCAGATGTAAAATCTGTCAAATTCTGGCAAAATTTTCAAGGTGAACAAAGATATAGTATAGTAACACATAATCAGTGGCATGAACAGCCTCAAGTTAAAGACGAGTTATTAAATTATTTTAAATCTAAATCACATAAAGTTAAGAAAATTAAATACTCTAAACCTAAAGATCCTGTATTATATGAAATATCATTACCAGATATACATTATGGTAAGATAACAGACGATGATCCAGGAGCTATAGAGGATCATTATATGAAAGCTATAATAGACTTACATAGGAAAGCTGATGGCTTAGAAATAGATAGATTTTTATTACCAGTAGGTAATGATGGTCTTAATTCAGAAGGATATTCTAGAGCTACTACTAAAGGAACACCTCAACAAGATCATTTATTGTGGAGACAATCTTTTAGAGGGTATTGGCATTTAGTTATGAAATCAATTGATTATTTAACCCAATTTGCTCCAGTAGATGTTATAGTGGTACAAGGTAATCATGATTTTGAACGCATGTTTTATGTGGGAGAAGTTTTAGATGCTATGTACCATAATAATAAAAATGTAAATATAGATAATGGGTTAAATACTCGAAAATATTACGAATATGGAACTAATATGATTATGTTTACACATGGTGATAAAGAAAAAGCTCAAGAGTTACCTTTATTAATTGCTACTGAAGAACCAGAAATGTGGAGTAGATGTAAAGTTAGGGAAGTGCATTGTGGACATAAACATAAAGAAATGCTTAATGAATATATGGGAACTAAAGTTAGATTTATCCCTTCTATTTGTGGTAATGACGCCTGGCATAAAACACAAGGTTATGTTGGTACATTAAGATGTGGACAAGCATTTATCTGGAATAAGAATAGAGGATTGGAAGGGTATCTTCAAACTAATGTTATGAATTATGCCTTGGAAGAAGAAATATAGAGCAAAACGTTCTAAAGTAAAGAATGCAAAGAAAAGTACTTATAATGGTCATAATTTTCAATCTAATTTAGAATTATATTGTTATAAGCAACTTGAAGAGGCAAAAGTTCCTATAGAATATGAAGCAACTACTTTTACAATATTCGACGGATTAGTTTATCCTCAAGCATGTTACGAGGGTACAGCTAAAAAACTATATAATAAAGGATCTAAGATCAGGCCTATAACTTATACTCCTGATTTTGTAGATCCAAACGGTAAATTTATTATCGAAACAAAAGGCTATGCAAATGAGTCTTTTCCTTTAAGATGGAAACTATTTAAGAAACATCTTAGAGATAACAATCATCACTATGTACTTTTTATGCCAAGAAATAAAAAGCAAGTAGATGAGGTTGTAGATCTTATCAAACAATTATAGGTTAGGGGATAACAGAGGCCACGCGCGCAGTAGGACGAAACCCCTTTCCTTTTTTATTAATCAATTAAACACTTAAAATTATGGCAGAATTAGTCAGTCCCTGCTGTGGGGCAGAATACAGCGATATGGTAGATTCACAAGGATATGAAGCACATGAATGTTCTTCATGTAAAGATATATTTGCTGAACCAATTGAAGATTATGAATATGACGAAGCTCAAAAAGAAGCTAAGGCAGAAGCTGAAGCGGATGAACGTAGAGATATGGGATTATGAGAACAGTCCAAGATCAACTTTCTAGAATATCTAAAACATTGATATTTTCAGAACCTTTCTACGGTATATTTCTTATTGGATTACAAAAACAATTCACTAAGAGCTGTGCTACCGCAGGTGTAGGAAAACACGGTATAGGAATGAGACTAGTAATTAATCCAGATTTCTTTGGAGAACTAGAAGAATTACATCAACAGGGCCTATTAAAACATGAGCTATTACACATAGCTTTTGGACATATTATACTGTCAGATAGATACCCTGATAAAAAGCTATTTAATATTGCGGCGGATATAGAAATCAACCAATATATTGACAGCAAAATGCTCCCGCCAGGTGGCTTACAGTTAGATTCTTTCCCTGGTATATATTTACCTCGTAAAGCTGGGACAAAAACGTACTATGATTTATTAAGCCAAACCTGTGACGGTAAAGGAGGGTCTTCTAATGAAGAACTCGATAAACTACTTAGTGAAATGAATGGTGAAAGCCAGTATTGTCACAAACACTGGGATGAAATAAGTGAACTCCCTGAAGCAGAAAAGAAGTTAGTGCAAAAGCAATATGAACATCAGATGAAACAGACCGCGGAAGAGATACAGAAAAAATGTGGATCCATCCCAGGGGAGTTAGCTGAGATCATTGAAAGGCTATTTACTATAACGCCTCCTAAGTTCAATTGGAAGCAATATCTTAAAAGGTTTATTAATAACGCATCTAAAGTCTATACTAAAAAGCTTAGGAGAAAGAATAACAAACGTTACGCTGGTAACCCGGGCCTTAAGATTAAACATAGAAATCACGTGCTAGTAGGTGTGGATACTTCTGGGTCAGTAAGTAGTGAAGAGCTAGTAGAGTTTATGCATGAGTTAACACATATGCATAGAACTGGTAATCAAATTACTGTTGCACAATTTGATACAACGTTAACAGACGTCTCACCTTTTGATCCTAAGAAAAGCTGGGAAATCAAAGGTAGAGGTGGAACTCATTTTCAGGCCGTGGTAGATCATTATAATGACCCTAAACTTAGATATTCTGCTTTTATATGTCTTACAGATGGAGAAGCAGGTAATCCTGAGAACTGCCCAAAGAATGCATTATGGGTACACAGCAGTATGTCTAGGATAAACGAAGATTTACCTGGAATTAAAATACAATTAAATTAATCAATTAAACACAAATAAAATGAATGAAGTAAATTTAAATATTGATGAACTACAAGATTTTGTAGGGCACATTATAACAAACAACCGACACTTACAAGCAGGCGGAAAGAAGCCTGTAGCAATTGAAGTAGTAGGTGAGTCTGGTATTGGTAAAACAACTAGTATTATGGATATGACTCAAAAACACGGCTTAGATTTTGTTAAGCTAAACTTAGCACAGATTGAGGAGTTAGGTGATTTAGTAGGATTTCCTATTAAACAGTTCCAAATGTGGATAGAAAAAGATGGTAAAAAGAGAGGTAAATGGGTAGATGAGGTAGCAGTTAATGATCATTCTAAAGGAGGATGGCAAACTACTGGTAAAAGTAGAATGTCTTATAGTGCTCCTGAATGGATTGCTGATAAGAAAGCCGGTGGTGTATTACTTCTTGATGACTGGAACCGTGCAGATACAAGATTTATCCAAGCATGTATGGAGCTAGTAGATAGACAAACTTATATATCATGGACCCTCCCTAAAGACTGGCACATTATATTAACCGCTAATCCTGATAATGGTGATTATATGGTAAATAGTACTGATCCTGCACAAAAGACTAGATATATTACAGCAAACTTAAAGTTTGATATTAATGTGTGGGCCCGCTGGGCGGAGGAGAATAACATGGATACTAGATGTATTAATTTCTTGTTGATGCATCCTGAGTTAGTTACACAGGAAACTAACGCGCGTTCTATTTCAACATTCTTTAATAGTATTTCAAGTATAAAGAGTTTTGAAGACCAGCTACCATTAATCCAAATGATTGGAGAAGGCTCAGTGGGTAATGAATTCGCATCTATGTTTACTACATTTATTAATAATAAATTAGATAAACTCGTAACTCCACGAGAAATAGTGACCGGAGATGAAGAAGTATTACCTCAATTAAGAGAGTGTATAGGTAAAGATGATAGTTATAGAGCTGATATAGCTAGCCTTTTAGCAACCAGAGTAGCTAATTTCTCTGTTGCTTTCTCAAAAACGGACACCGTAACTCAAAAAGTGCAAGAACGTTTGATTAAGCTATGCACTTCTGACTATTTTACTGATGATTTAAAGTACTTAGTAGTTAGGACCATATTCAATGGAAATAAAGCAAAGTTTAACAAAATGATGATGAATCCAGCCATCATTAAAATGACTATTAAGTAATGGCTAGTAAAAATATACATAAACAAGAACTCCCGGATCAGGTATTAACTGATCTAGGGTTCGATGAGGCCGTGGAAGTTGGGATGATGATGAAAAATCTAGATATAGAAGAAATATATCTATCTGAATCATTAGCTCAATATGATAAAGTAAAAGCTCTTTTAGAAACAGAAACAACTTCTGATCTAACTGTAGTTAAAAGAGCTTTTGTTTTACCTATGCATAATGTATCAACTGATAGACTTAAAGCAGCGCTTAAAGAGCATAAGATTGGTATTACTAATGATTATGAGAAAGCTGATTTTATTATACCTCATACTAATTTCTATGACATGTATCAAGGTGTAGAAAATATACCACAAAGTAAACTTATGTTTAAATTGTGTAATGGTTATTATTCTAATGAACATAGACAATCTGTTATAGATTATTATAAAAACACTAATAATAATATTATCTTAGAAAAAAATAGTTTAGGAGACAGGTGGCAACATAATATAGATTATGAAAGTGCTCCATATGATAGCTATTGTTTTAGTAAGATGTCTTTACTTCTAGCAGATCTAATTGAGAAAGAAGAACTACAAGTTATTGAAACTGATACTATTCTTAATCAATCAGCTAATAGAGTTCCTATGACTGAAGAGTTAATGGAAGATATTAAAAAGATGGTAGATACCTATCAGGCTAGTGATGAAGAAATAGAAATGGCAGGTAAGATAATTCCAACTATTGATCCTACAGGAGAACCATATCTATTATATAAATATGCAGAAGACTTTTTAGAACATTGCTCATACAAATATAATAGAAATAAGGATGTAATGTATTGGATGGAAAAACATAAGATTTCTTACTTATCTAGAATGAATGCTGAACAAGCTATTAAACACTTTGAAGAAAACGAGATGTTAGATTCAAGATGTTTTAGAGCATTAGAAGTAAAATGCAGGAAAGAAATACAAATCCATAATAGGGAATTGTATACATTTAAAGTTCAAGTTAAACCCGAATACAGGAAGTATATGCAAGATTAGTCGTGAAGGACTGTCTTGCAGTTCGTGTTTAATTGATGCATAAAGGGGGCCTGAGATGGTCCCCAATATGTTTAACCTAATTAAAATTAAAATATGAAAAATAAAATAGCTTTAATAGACGGAGATAGTTTAATCTATTATGAAATGAACAAACCTTCTTTAGATTTAGCTTTAGAAGGTATTGATTCCAGATTAGAAGATTTATTCAATAAGACAGAAGCAACACATTTTGCAGGGTTTTTAACTACTGGAAAATGCTTTAGATATGATAGAGCTAAAACAAGAAAATATAAAGGAAACAGAAAGCATAGTAATAAACCTATTATATTCCCTGCTATAAAAGAATATTTAAGACAAGAATGGAAATTTAAAGCTGTATCTGAACTAGAAGCAGATGATTTAGTATCTGTGTATCATACAGATCCTTTTGGAACAACAGTTATATGCAGTCCAGATAAAGATGTATTATATCAAAATAGAGGTATACATTATAACTATGGAAAAGCAGAAACAGTAGTTGTTGATGAGGTTGAAGCTATCACATTTTTATGGAAACAAGTACTAATGGGAGACTCAACAGATGGGATACCCGGGTTACCTAAGATAGGACCAAAGACAGCAAATACGTGGTTAAAAGATATAGGACGAGAAGAAATGCCTACTTTTGTATTGAACAAATATATAGAAACATTTGGAAATCATGAAGGAATTCTTAAATTTGTAGAAACATTTCGTCTAATATATATACTTAAGACACATGACGAAGTCAAATTAGAGACTGGAGTAGAGCTGCCTGAGTTAGAAATTACGGAGGTAAATATTAAACAAAACACTGACGAACTATGGGAGTAAAATGTAAAACACTAATCTATACACCTATTAATGCTATAAGTTTTAGGATATTAGGAGGCACAAAAATTATTAATTCTCACAGTAAGAGTGATAATACTATAACATCTTTAGAAACAGAAAAAGGAATCTTTTTGACCTTAGGAGACACTATTAAAGTTAAAGGATTAAAATATACTGCTAATACTATAGTTAAATATAAAGTAGGAAAAGTAATACATTATGATGTTTCAATGTGTAATAGAACTAAAACTTCTACTTTTATATTACCTATATTAGGAGGAACTAAGAAATTATTCTTATGGAACACATTTTTTGTAAATGCCCATCTCAATAAAGATAAAACATTAACATTAGTATATAGAGATATAAATGACCCTTTATTAAATCGTTTTAGAAGTACAATAGAATCGTTTGCTATTTTTATAAGTGGAGAAGAAATAAATGATCAATTTATAGCTTATACCTTAAAAGTACGTCATAAATATAAACAGATAGTAGAATTTTTCCTTAAAGGTAAATATTCAAAGTTTCCAATTGAATATAAATTAAAAATACTAGAATTTCATGAGAAAGATATGGATGATTTAGTAGGGCAAGTTTTATTTAAAAGTAAAAAACGTAAAGCTTACCTAGAAGATTTATTAGGATGTGAAATAGATAAAGAAATAGACTTATTAAGTCTTCCAGAAAATGAAGAGTTTAACATAAAAAAATATATAAAATGACAAAGAAAAAAAGTAGTAAAATAAAAATGTCTGCCCCAGAAGGATATGAACTTGATACAGAATACGTTATGAGTAGTACTCACAATGAATTATATTGGGATACAGATAGAAATGGAAAAGATACTATTGAAAGTGAGGCATTTGCGGCCAAGGTTGACAGCATTATGAAGAAAATAACAGATCTTTTAAAAGAAAAGAATAAAGCTTATGGCAACACGGCGTTAAACCCTACTAATATATTTAGTAAACTTAGCGCGGTAGAAGCTATATGCGCAAGATTAGATGATAAAATAGCACGAATAAAAAATAAAGGAATTAATGATAAAACAGAGGATACAGTAGATGACCTAATAGGATACCTATTATTACTTAAAATATCAATGAATGAAAAATAAAGAAGAATACAAACCATTACCTGACTACTTAGCTATAGGCCCTTCAACAATTCATGGAGCAGGAATATTTGCTACAGAAGATGTACCAAAAGAGATTGAAATTGGTATAAGTCATATATATGACCCTAATTTTCAGCATGACTATATAAGAACTCCTTTAGGAGGATTTGTAAATCATTCTGAAAGTCCTAATTGTGAGTTAATAGATGATGTTGAGAATACAGATTACAAGAAGATAAAAACTAGTAAAAAGATAAATGAAGGAGAAGAATTAACATTAAAGTATAGTTTATACGATATATGTGACTATCTTAGTTAAGAAAAGAAAGGGGTTTTACACCCCTTTTTTTACCTTGCTGGTTGGTCATATGGATTCCTTTTATCTGTCTCATGTACTTCAAGCAATCTAAATAATTGTGTTAACCCAGGAGTTAAACGTTTTGTTTCATAAAAGAAAGGACTTTTATCTCTTTTATTCTCAATTCCCATAAGAGCCTCATACGATTCTTGAGTAAGATTATTTATCCATCTTTGCATATCTACACTTAATCCTATTAAAGGTATTGGGTTTTTAACCATTTGCGTTAAATCTGTTGGATTTAATAAAAATCCTATCTCTAACATAGCCTTAGATAATATCATATTAGCCTTTCTAGTAACCCATGTATGGTTATAAATAGGTTCCCCGTCATCTCCTTCCATTCCTAAAGCAAATATAGTTGTAAGGAGGGCAAATATTGCTTGAAGTTCTGCTGCCATAGCCCTTAATTGACCTCTTTTCATATCATAAAAATCTTCTTTTTCCATATTTTGTATATGTGGGTCGTCTAGATTTTCTGTTCTATGTTTATAATATTCTTTTTCTGCACGCTTCTCATTCATCTTTGTTCCTTTATACAATCCAAAGGTCAATACTTCTATAGCAAGTTTAGTAAATTTTACTCCTGTATCTTTCACAAGCTCTATACCACTCAATTCTAGATCTACTAATTCATTCCTCATTATTTTATAACGCCCCATTTCATAAGTATTTGTTTTTTCAACATATCTAAATTTTCCTATTCTCTCTTCAATTAATCTTGGGGCCCATCCTTTAAATTGCATAAATAATTTACCTAGTAATGTAGTATCTGCAGCAATTTTAGAATCATGATGCATACTTCCCTTTATTGAACTTGTAGTATATTTTACCATTTCTCTAAACCTTATCTCTCCCTCTTCACTTAATCCTGTAAATACAGATTTCTCTTCTGTATTAACTGTAAATATTTCAAATAAAGATTTCCTACCTTCTGGTAATCGTTTTAATCTTTTAGGCATTCCATTCTCATCAACACCATAGTTTCTCATCATTGCTGTTAAAGTAGTATTATCTAAAACATTATCTGCTAGTCTAAATGGAGCAAATAAGGTATCCATACTCACAATTCTAACTAATTTTCCAGCAGATACTTTTAAAGCACGTCTTGCCCCCATATCTTCTTGCCAAATCTCAAAATAATTAACAATAGTATTAAATCTATTACGATCTTTAAAAGGATCTCTTCTAGCAGCTTTAAGCTGCTTCTCATTATAAGCAGTGCCTTTTTTACTTTCTATCCATAATGCCATCTGACCTACAGTTCCTGCAGCTGCTGCTGGTATAACTGCAAGTCCTAATTTACTAGCACTAAAATATGACATTAATGAACTTACTGTTCTATTCATACTATAACCCATAAACTCTATATCCTTACTTTGTATACGTTGTCCATATAAGGAATCTTTTACAAAAAGTCTCTCAAAATGATCTGCTGCCTCTGCCCCCATTTTTGATTTAGATATACGTCCTGCTACATTTTCTATTAACCCTCCTGTAGGACTTGTAGCTAATGTTTCTGTAGACGGATCTTGTAAATACCCTAATAAAGTTAAATTAATTTCTTCAATCTTATTCTTCTCAGCATAATTATATACCGTATCTCCCATTAGTTTTAAAGAGTTTCCTAGATCTGTACTTTTTAACCTTAAATCTATTTCTCCTGTATCAGGATCTATTAAAGTTGCTGGAGACGTATATAATAAAGGTATAGTCTGAATTAGTTTTCCATTCTCATCTACATGTTCAGGATTTACTTCATCCTGTCTAATCTTTAAGTTTTCTAAAAAGCCTTTAAGTAAACTTTTACTACTAAATCCTCCTTGAGATAGAGAATCAATAACATCTCTGTGAATATTACCTACAAAGTTATCTGCAAGATTCATATTAGTAAGCTCACTAAACTCTTTATTCTTTTGAATATAAAAATTATAAAAACCTAATAATGAAGGACTATTCTTTATTCTTAAGTACTCTTCAGAATATTGCTCTTCTACAACTTGTTCTTTTAACTCTGTATATATATATGAGTATTTTCCTGTCCACATACTTTTTGATGATGGATCATTATCTCGTAAAAAGTTTGCTTTAAGTATATCTCTTGTTTGTTTTTGACTTTTTCTTGGGGCTACACGTTTTTCTCCTTCATATAAAGCTTCATAATCTTTAAAGTTTCTCTCTATTGAAGCAAATTGAACTTTCTTTCTTTTAAGAAATCTTTCATTAGCATCTTTTTTTAATTTATAATGTCTTTTTGCCCAAGCAGTATCCCCTTCCTCAAAAGCTTTATTTCTTCTTTCCCAGAATTCTTTTTTGATCTTTGGATATAAGTTGCCAGTCTCAGGATTTAAAAGTAACTTATATGCATCTTGAAGATTTCCAAAAGCTTCCCTTAATTTACTTTTATGTTCTTCAATCTCTTCATATAATTTCTTTTCCGCCTTTCGTGTAGTATTATTTACTCGTTCTAAATACTTTCTAGCTACTTGAAATATAGGATGAGAATGAGATGCATCCGATTCTAACCATTTAAGGGGCCCAAATTCTCTCTGTGCTCTTGTAGCATCTACAATACCAACATTATCTGCTAATTCTAATATTCTATTAGCCCTTTCTTCTTTAAGAGTGTCATACATTTGATTAATAGGGATAGTATATCTTTCTCTAGCTACTTTTATATTTCTTTTTAAAGCTTTCTCTTCTTTAGTATCTCCTAAGTTTTTATAATATTCCTCAGAATTTTCAGTTAATAATACTGCCCTAGATACCTCTTTATGGAATTCATTTAATTCTTCTAATTGAATATACTCAGGGTCTTCCTTATCTTGTATAGGTAATCTATCTTCTAGCTCACTTATAAGAGTCCCAGCTTCTGCATATAAATCAGATATATCTCCAGACATCTGCATTAGTCTTACAGCTTTATCTATCTTTTCTATTTTATATCTTAAAGCTTGTTTCTTCTGAGTATTCTTTTCTGTTTCTAATTTTGCTTTTAATACAGCACGCTGCTGTAACTTAGGCTGAAGTAACTTATCTAATCCTTTCTTTTGTGTTAACTCATTAGCTACAGGTATTGGACTTAAATGAGGATCACCGGATATAAGTTTTGCAACCTTTTTCCCATCTTTAGTCTCAGTCTCTACATCAAAAGCCATCTTTAATGTAGTTATAGTTGGTGTAAGAACTTTCTCTCCCTTCATACCCTCCCATTTATACTGAACATGAATAGGTATAATTCTAGAACGTCTAATTTTTTCAACGCCATAGAATTGTTTTAGAATACTTTTATATGCTCCAATTTGCATATTATACCCATCTTCCTTACTTCCAAATGGGCTTTCCATTATTCTAGCCTTTTGGCCAAACCCAGATACTTGTCTAGGACTTATAAATTTCCAATCATATATAGAAGCACTTCCATCTGAGAAAATAGCTAGTACATCTACAGTACCTGCAGTATCTGCATAATACTTATTTCGATCTTCTGCTGGAGCATATACCATTGCTTCAGATTTAATAACAACTTTACCTTTCTTTCCTGTTTCCTTATTTATATCTCGTTGTTGTTTTTTAATCTCCTTTACAATATTCTTAACATTTTGATGTATTACATTCCATTGCGTCTCTGTCATTATTTGTTTCCCCGTGTCTGGAGAAAACTTAGCTTGTTTTTTAATATCTTCAAAATTATTTTTTGTAGCAGGCATATTTCCTGCGTAATAATCTATTAGATTTTGCATAGTAGAATGATGATAAGTACCTTGATTACGCTTAAGCTCATTAGGCTGTCTTTGGTTTACATCTCTCATCCATTCTAAGCCTTTCTTCTTAATAAGTTTTTGTTGGTACATATCTGAGACTCTTCCTTGAATAAAAGTATCATCAGATCTTCTCTTATATCTCTTAGTTGTCTTACCTTCTGGTAAATCGATCACGGCTTTCATCATCTTACCTAGCTCCTTATTATCTATATCAGCCTGAACTAGGTCTTCTGCAGTTTCATCTAATCTTTGTATAATATTCTCTTGCTTATCTTTAGGAGTATCTTGATAGAAATCTCCTAACTCTACTTGTTCTTCAGTTATTAAGTCTGCAGAATTCTGCTGTATTTCATTATTAAGAATAGACAATGCTGCTTTAGCATATGGATCCGATGTAGGGCTACCAAGAAGTCTTTTAATCTTAGCTAAAAGTTTATTCCACCAACGTTCAAGTCTAGATAAGTTTTCAGAGAATTCATTATCCGCATCTTGATTAAGAATATGTTTAGCTATGGCCTTACCTATAGCTTCTTTCTTTAATTGTTCTTCAGAGTATTTTTGATAATTAGAGTTTTGCGCAACTTCATCATAGACTTTATATTTATCTATATTATTCATCATAGATGCTATTAAAGGATCTCCTTTAGCTTCTAATATGTTTACAAAGAAATGGGCCGCTTCCTCAGGTAAAGTATCAATTCCCGCTCTGTCTTCAACTACATGAACAGCTTTATTAAGCATGTCCGCTTTAGCCGCAAAACCCAAAGGGTTACCTTCCCTGTCAGTAATTTCGTTTACCGCTTTGTATTCAACTCCAATATTCTGTAGGAAAACCCGCATCTTATCTTCGATCCTTTCATCGCGTTCTTCACGTTTATCTGCTATATCTTGAAATAGGGTTAATTGGTCTATAGAAGATCTATTCCAGTTTTCTATTAAAGATGTAGTATAGGTATACTCTCTCTTACCTTCATATGCTTCTCCTGTAGCTAAAAACTTTAATCTATGCGCAGTTCCTAATTTAGAATTATACGCTGTTAATCTCTTTAGAATATTTATTTTTTGTTGATACGAAACAATACCACTATTAGGAATTTTTAAATCTCTCCCTATATTAGGGGTACTTTCATTATTTCTTAAAAATAAAGACATAGCTTCGTATTCTCCTACCTTAGCTACTAAATTTTGCCATCCAGGTAAATTTTTATTTGGACATTTAGCCATTATCTATTATATTTTTCTTTAAAGTTCTTATCTTTTACGATTTCAACTTCCTTAGTTGCCTTGACTTTTCTTGTGGGTATATGTTGAAGCAAATTTACTATGTATATAACAACACTCGAATCCTTCTCATTAAATTCTATCTTTCCTCCGTCGCGAGCTAGCTCTACGAGCGATGCAAACTCAGCTCCTTGTTGATGCTCTTTCTGTACTTTAAATACTTGAACTGTATCTTCTTGTATATACTCTTCCATATCATAAACAGCTACGTCAATCTCTGTTTGTACAGTTACTAAATCTTGCTCATCTTGAGATAATTCCTCTAGCTCTGCTGTTCGAATTATAACCTCCGCCTCTTCTTGTGCTTCGTCAAGAGCAATTATCTCAGGAGTAGTTACGCTTATATCCTCAAATACTTGCTCTTCATCATCTTTAGGTACAACCTTTATTTCAGGCTTCCGTATATAGGAAATATATAATCTAAGTAATTTTTCATACTCTAAAAATCCTCTTTTATTCTCCTCTCTAAGTACCTCTACTTGTTTCTTAGTTAAGACTTTAAATTCTTTTAAAAACTTTTGTATATCCTTAGGAAGTTCTGCCATAATTTAACAATTTAATAATTTTTTAATTACTTTAATATGTGCAATTCCAGCATCAGTATTGCTTACTTCTGAAGATGCCACTACTATACTAATATTTGGACTACTCTCTATTAATGTCTTTAAAAGTGGAACAATTACATTTACATCTCCGTCTAGCAAAGGTACTAAAATTTTCTTATCTGGGTATGTTTGTGCTATTTTTGATACTTTAGCTAATCCATTACGAGTTAAGTTTAAGTCGTTAAGGCCTTCAAGTTCTAACTTAGTAGGCATTACAATTATCTTAGTAGTAGGTTTAAAATTATTATCTATTGATTCTTTTAATAACCCTCTCCGTTTAGCTTGTAATGCTAATCCTTCTGAATGAACTCCTTCTAAATTAATTGGTACTACTGGAATTCCTGCAAAAGTAAATATATTGCCTTCTAATACTTGACTATCAACTTCCTTAGATTCTGCTAATTCACTTGCTTTAATACTCATATCCGGTGTTAATATATAATTATTTAAAGGTATAATAGATTTAGCATGTGGATTATTACTATATTCTTTTAAGTTTATACCATCTCCTAATTTACCTACTTGTTTATATAGTATGGTTTTAGACTCTGGATTAAACATAGGTCTTTTAAATAATTTAGCTATTACTGGTAACCTTTTTCCAGCTTTCTGTAATCTTTGTTTCTTTAACTCAGAAATACTAGGATCAGGACCCCATACTTTTAAATAAGGACGTGATGCATGCCATGAAGTAGTTTTTATCTCTAACTCATTATTATTTATTGCCGGATAAGGACTTACTCCTCTTTCTTGATCTTGTGGTGATATATTTTTAGGCCTTACAGTAGGTACTAATAATTCATTATTCCAATTATTCTTATAGAACTGCTCATAAAAACGATTCTCATCTATAGCCCCCATTTTATATCTTTCTATAGCTTCTGTAGCTAACTTTGAATACAACCTAGGTGGTACTATTCTCATAAAAGATACTGGGCTTTTATTCATTCCAGATTGAATAATAGCTAATTTAACTAAATCTTTAGCTAAGTTCTGATTCTCTATAGACCCATCATATAATTCAGTAAAGGCCTCTGACAGTAAATTTACTTCAGTAGAAGGCATACTTCTTGCAAAAGCACGAACGTTATCAAAACTATACCCTAAGTTCTTAGGATCAGTATGTATTTGCAATTGTGAAAATAACTCTTTAGCTAGTATATTAGTTGGATTCTCCTTTTGGAATTTTCTCCATCTTCTAGCAACAGAATTTGGCCCTTGCACTAGTCGTGACACCTCATCTGATAATGTTTGTCCTCCTTCTTTATTAATTACTCCTGAAGATATTAAGAAGGTTACAAAGTCATTTTCAGCTGTTCCAATAGCTTTCATAATATCTTGCTCAGAGTTATATTTTATTCTACTCCCCATATCATCTACTAATCTATTTATAACAGCGTTATCATCAGTTAAATAGAAATCTTTTAATAACGGTAATACATTATTAGAAGCTTTAACCATAGTAGACATCCATGAGTCTTCTATAAACTCTGTGGTACCTTTTATTCCAAGAGAGTCGGTATTTTGATCTGCCTGTAAAAATCTATCTAATGATTTTTTCTTAAGTTTAGCGTGTAATCTATTCATAGGCGCTTTACTATCATATGCAATCATAGAGGTAAATTCACTAACTTCTAAAGCTTCTTTTCTATATTGATTATACAACTGTAATACTGCTAATTGCCCAGCATTGAACTCTATCGATTCTTCTTGTGTAGATTGAGTGCCTAACCACTTTGTAAGTTGTTCTACTGAAATAGGGCCTTTATGTATAGCCTTTCCAGATGCTGTTTCATAAGGAGCTGCTACTCTTTTAGCTATATCATGTCTTTTAGGATTACTAGGTAATATAAAAGATTTTGTTTTAGGTAGTTCTGCAACAAACTCTCTTAAAATAGGTTGTGTAAAGAATCTTCCTAATGTTTCAATAGAGACTCCTTTACGTAATAATGTAAGATATGTATTAATAGTTTCCATATTTGCATTTAACCCATATACAAAAGGTTTCTTAGCTACATCTACAAATGCATTTATAAACTCCCCTATAATTTCATTTATATAATTAATATCATTTATATCTTTACTGTTATTTAATGTATGCGCGCTTATGTCTGGAGACACCTCTACAGTAAGCAATTCTTCTAAACTTGTAGGTAGATTATTATCAACTACTTGATTAAGATTATAAGCCTGTGTTTTAATATGACTAGTATTTTCAAGAGCAGCTATACCTAAAGCTTCCATTCCTTCCCAGAAACGTCGTCCCATTTCTTGTTTATGAGCAAAGTTTAAAACGCTACTAAATGTTACATCATACTCAATAGGAGTTCCAGTCTCAGATGCTATATCATCTGCTAAATTCTCTAATCGTGTAGCTCCTACAGGTCTTATTAATTGTTCAAAGTTAAAAGGTCTTGTTAGAATATGTCTAGATATATCGAGTTCCCTATTCTGTAAAGCAGGTGTTGCATTTTTTAAGTCATTAGGTAAGAACTTAAAATATTTAGACTTAGCTAAAGCTTCATCTAACTCTTTAAATGTCTCTTCAGCTTGATATATTTGATCTGTATATCCTGATACAATACTTAGCTTGTCTAATATTAAATCCTCTAATTGTTTATCTATAATTTTCTTAGCGTTTCTAGTTGGGGCTTGAGCACGTTGCGTTTTTAATACGTCTATTTGACCATTTAAAAGTTTAACTGCTTCTGTATTATATACATCAGAGAGATCCTCAGTAGCTTTATTTAACATCTCCTCAAGAGTATTAAAATACTTCCTCATTATTTTCTCTGAATCTTGAATATCTGCCATCTCTAGCATTCTTCTATAGGTAGTATTATCATGCCTACGTAACGCCTGTACTTTAGTTAAATCATCAGTACTTTCATCTAAATATGGTATCTTAATTAATTTCTTAATACCTCCTTCTCTAACTGTAGTATAACTAGGAAAAGCCATAGTTAATTTATCAATATCATAATCTGAACCAGCTTTAACGACAATTTCTGACGGAGTCATAACAGCTTCCCCAGCTTCTTTAGGTAAAAATCCTTTAATAGTAATAGCCTCAATAGAGTTAAGACCAGATGTTGGAATTCTAAATCCTATTAAATCTAATAATTCTGAATCTCCAACTACATTTCCATCAGAATCTATAATAGTCCCATTAACTACATTGATATTATGCCCTAAAAATTGTTTAAAATAATGAGGTAACATAACTTCCATTCCTAGAACTTCTGAATTATCCTCAGACATTCTATAAAAATTGAGAAGACTGGATTCAGAACCATAAATATGATCTTTCTGTTTTGTAATATCTGCTATAACTCTCCCAGATTCAGCAAACTCCATCCCAGTTGATGATACTTGTGCGTATGATCCTCCAAAATATTTCTTAGCTATTACTTCACTTTTAAATAAAGAATGTAGTACACTGTCTAATTTAGGCTTATTACTTACTAACTCTAAGAACTTATCATCACTTGCTAATAATATCTCTAAACCTTCTAACTCATTATCATCTAATTTTCTTTGCTTAGTCTCTTGAGTAAGAGCTTCTTTAATTTTTTCGAAGTCTTCAACTTGATTAAATTCTGAATCAAAGCCTAATTTATGTACAAAATTATTAAATGTTTGCTCTGTTAGAGAATTATGTGCATTTTTATATTCAGTAGCTAATGATGCTGCTTCAGGAGATACAGCTTGTCCTCTATCATATAAATTAGATAGTATAAGCGCAACTCGTTGTATACCACGTCCTACCTTATCTTTTACTTTAGTCCCCATATCTACTTGAACTCCTAAATAATCATAATATAAAGTTTGAATATTTGAAGGGTTAATATTATCTTCACTATATCTTCCACTATTATCATAGAATTGTTGATGCTGTCCAGTAATAGGATCAACTTTACTTCCAAGTTTCACACCACTTTCAAATACAGCTATACCTACTTGATGTTTAACCATATCTTCATGTAAGCTTTTTAATACAGTTGCTTCTGCTCTTCCTGTTATAGGATTATATCTTTGAAGCATTTGAGGTAATAAAGGTGCTAATGATAATTTATAATATGCAGGACTAAATAACTCTTTAGATTGTGTAGGCCCATAATATTGAGGCTTTAAAGGAGTAAAATAAATCATTTCTTCTGAAGATAATTCTTCTCCTTTCTGCACTTTTTGGTATAATTCAAGATGGTTTAATGTAATATCTCCTGTTCTAGTTAAAAACTCTATATACTCATCGATTGTTATATATCCTTGAGCATCTCCTTCGTTATACTTTAAGTAAGGTGCAGCTGCGTCAGGACCTAAAGTTCTCATATACTCTGCATAGTATTGAGATCTTGCTTCTATGTCTTTAAGTACTATAGTCCTTACTTTATCATCAGGTATTTTATTATCGTATCTTGTAATATTTTGACGTAGCCAGTCTGAAATCCCAGGCCCTGTAATAGCAAACTTCTTAACCCCATGAGGACCAGCTGTTCTTTTATATAACGATTCTTTTGTGAAAAATCCTACATCTCCATAAAATAATTTTAATTGCTCTAACGCTGATAATCTATCTCTTAATTCAAATGCTTCTATAAAATCAAATAACTCTTTAGAAGTTACTTTTAACTTACTAGAAGCTTTAGCTTTAGGATCTACTGTCTTCCCTAAAGTTCTATTAAAAGTCTCAGCATCTATACCATAAAGATGTACCATGTTATCCCCAAGTCTGACAATCATTCCACTTGCTTCTAACCTGTCTGTAATAGGAGCTATAGATTCTCCTATATTAATATCTATTAAAGTCTTAATTGGAGTTAAGTACTGGGATACAATTTCTTTAGCGGATAATCTACTATCTTTATCTTGTAATAATTCTAATAAAGTTTGCTCTCCAGTTTCCGTAGTAGGCATATCATTTAAGAAATCAAATGTACGAAGCTGTCTAGCATTCTCTTTAAATCCTGTAATATCATTTCCTATATTATCTCTAATAAGATTTAATGTTACTTGCATTTCATCTACTAAATGCTCTACTAACATATTTATAGACTCTTGTTTATTTACACTAGGTGTAATCTTCTTACCATTCTTATTAAGTAATTCAATACCAAATACAGTTTTCTTTTCAGACGCTTGTAAGAATGGATACCTTCCATTTAAGGTATTATGTATATACATAGCATCTCTATCCACAGGTGTTAAGTCCTTAGTTACTTTACCAATCATTCCTGAGTCTTCCGGAGTTGCTCCTTCTAATGTTACTACTTTAATCTTTCCTCCCTTTACTACATGTTGTAGCCATTGGGATCCTAGCATAACTTCCTTTGCATCTTGTATATACTGAGGTATAATACCTCTACTTAAAGAATTAGAGACTCTAGTTAAAAAGTTTCCTAAAGTTACTCCATAAGCCTTCTTATTGTCAGGAGTTATGTGTTGAAGCTCAATAGTATTATTATAGTATGGGCGTTCCAGACTTACTAAAGAATTCAATCTTGCCGCTACCCCTGTATCTTCATCTTTAAATAAATCTTCTACCTCTAAAGTAATATCCTCTCCTTGTTTATCTAAAAAGAAATTTTTAATATAAGTAGTTTGCGCAACTATTTCATTAAAGGCCTCTGGATTATTCTTTAAAGCTTCCTTATTAGTAAACTCAACCCCTATTAATTCCAAGAAGTTAAAGTAATGATCTCCTCTTAATTTTGGTAATGTTTTATATGTAACCCCGGAGATAGGGCCAAACTTAAATTTCTTTTTAGAGTCAATAAATATCCCTCCTGTTTCATCATTTATCTTTAAAAATCCATCTTCTAATCTTGCTCTATCTCTAAAGTTAGCTTGCCA